AGGCAAACGAGTTGCCTTGTGCTGCGGCTTCCAAATAGGCGATCTGCTCATCGCTAATTTTGCATTTGGTGTGATCCAGTCGCTTCATTTCGCAAACGAAAGCTGGCGCGCCGGGAATGATTATATCGCTGGCTCCAGTGGTAAGCCCCTCGGCCTTGTGGCGCTGGGTTTCTTGTGGTGTTCTGGAGCCCTCGTTCCTGATATGCACGGCAACTAGGCCGTAGCTTGTGGGATACTCCCGGCGCAGCTTATTGAAGAACGTCATCTGCTCGGCGCTCTCGCTAGGGCATTTGCCTCGAAACTTGGTGTCGCCGTAGATTTTTATGTTAGGCGGGAGTTTCATCATGCCCCCTATTGTATCCGAAAACCTTGTAAAAGCTAGTATCTGCGTCCTTCTTGTAAGTAACAGTATTAGGTGTTACCGCGCCGGACTTTGTATTCTCACAGAAAAGCGCGTAAGCCGTGGCTTTCTGACCACTAGAGTACCCCGGCATAAACCAGACCGAGAACTTGCGATACTCCGTTTGGAAGTCCACGCGCACAGTCGCGTTGCCGCTCTGGCTTACGCTTTCCGTACACTTCATTGAAATCACTTTGTCAGTTTGAATCATGCGCGGGTTTCTCTTTAGCGCCTTAAACTCAATCCGTAGCTTTTCGTTCGGGTCAATAATCTCGCCCTTGCAATGGCTGCAGTATCGCGCCGCAATGTCGTTATCCCCGTCGCAATGCGGGCACGCCTTAAACGTCCAGCGGTACGAGCACTGCTTGTGGATGGCGCCAACAGCAAGCAGGCCCGTACAGCGTCGCCCGTGGTGCGACGGCATTGGCCCCAAGTCGGTTTTTACTACATGGCCCTCTAGGTCAACGAAGTAGCCGTTTTTGTTAGACTGGAATTTCTCGGGATTCTTGCGCGCTGAAAACTCGTTAACGCTCTTGCAGTCAGGGCACTCCACCTCTATTAGGGATTTCTCGCTAGATATAAAGCCCGCTTTGATCTTGGGGTTGAATACGTCGCCATCTGGACAGTGGCGCTCGACGTTCTCGGCGTAGTCCAGAATCAGGCAGTCGGTTTTGCCTTCGCGAATACGGAGCCCGCGCCCAATTATTTGCTGGAGCAAGCTAACCGATTCAGTGGCGCGCAAGATGGCAATTACGTCTACATGATCCGCATCGAATCCGCGCGTAAACACGCCCACGTTTACAAGGTATTTTATCTGGCGCTGCTTGAATAGCCTGGTTGTTTTTTTGCGCTCTGCCTTCGGTGTTTTCGCGGTAACGATGGCGGACAAACCCGGCGGCAGGCTAGCCATAATCTCTTCTGCGTGCTGCACGGTTGCGGCGAAGAACATAACGCCTTCGCGTCGGCGGGACTGCGCCACAACGTCGGCAACCACTGCAGCGGTTTTGCGTCCGTGCCCGTGGTATGCCTTGTCAACGTCTTTTTTGTTGAACCGACCCATGGAGTTAAGCTCCATTTCTATCGTATCGTATCCTTCGGCGTTTATCTCGCCAATAACAGGCGGTGTTAGCCAGCCTTTCTTTATAAGAAAGTGGGCGGGAACGGTGTAGACGTTCTTCGTGAAATAGGGATCCACGCTGCTATGCTCTGGCATGTTGCGGCCGTCTTCATCCATAGCGTAAATATACCCTGTTCGCATTCGGTAAGGCGTTGCAGTCAATCCTATAACTCGGACTTGCGGGTTAATCTCTCGGATGGCCTCGACGATAGCGATTATCGTAGGGGTCAACTCATGCGCTTCATCTATTATCACGGCCGCAATGTCGCCACCGAAACGATTAATGCGATTCTTGACGGTTCCAGGTGTTCCAAAAACCGCCGGATGCTTTAGGCATATCTCGCCCACCGATGCGCTGAATTTGCTCGCTGGAAAACCTGTTAGCAAATACTTTTCGTGGTTCTGTTCCACTAATTCGCCGGATGGCTGCAGGCATAAGACTTTCTTGCCGCCGCTTAGCTCGTGTATTGCCGTGCATAGCGCAGCGACGTTATGGCTTTTGCCTGAGCCGGTGGCTGCGGTAACACAGCACGGGCTTAGAGTAGAGCGAATCCACGCCATGACTGCGCCGTGCAATTCTTGCTGGTAGTCTCTTAGCGACAAAAGTCTAGTTCCTGCTCATCCAGCAATGCGTTATTACAGTATTCACAAATACCCGAACCCATCACGCTCTCTTCTTCTATGTCGAAAACGTGTTCGCAAATGTCGCAGGTGAATTCCTCTAAATTGCTTTCCACGTGTTACCCTTCTTTTCCCTTATGTGAACGGTGCGCGCTGGCGTGTTTTTGGTGCACCGGATATAGTCAAGCGCCATTTTTAGACTGTCATATTCTAGCGTTAACTGCTCGGGCTCCATATTATCGAAGATAGTGTCCGCAGACTCCGAAAACTCTTGCTCCATTTCCTCTATCGTTTTTCTTGTGCCGTTGGCATGGTGCTTTTTGACCTGCCTTTCCGCTCTCATTCGAGCGGATTGTCGTGTTACTCCGAATATTGCGTACATTATGTGAGCCTCCAATATTCCGAGGACTTACCCCTGTGCTTTTCAAGATACTTATCGGACAAGCCTTTAGGCCGCAGGCTCTTGACTACTTGCGCCCATTTTACGCCGCCTTTCTTTTTAACCAGCGTGAGCAATCGCCCGTCTATATCTACGTCCCTCTCGCCAGCCATTTCTACTAGCTCGGACATTGCTTCTTCTTTGCGGGCTTTGGCCAGGTCGATAGCGTCGTTCAGGTCGTCGATTTCTTGCGTTAACATGACCGCCGCTTTCTTGGTGATGCGCGGGCGCTTGGGCTGTAGATGCTCTTTGTTGGAAAGCTCTTTTAGAAAATCCGCATGGAACGCTTTTAGGATTGGGATGTTTTTTGCGAGCCATGCTTCGTCGCGGTTAAACTCCTGCAGGTCGGTTCCGTGCGGCGCCCACTGGTAGAAATCTCCCCGCGCGCGCCCCGTGCATAGCATTTCGATCTGCGTCTGCGCGTAGTAGTAGGGCAGGTCTTCTTCTAGTCGCTTAAACGTCGGCGGGTTGTCCTTGCGGATTCCAAACGGGCATTTGATTTCAATAACTCCGTCGTCGCCTATAAGGCCGTCCGGTGAAGCGCCGAGCCAGTCTTCGTATTCAAAGAACCCGCACTCGGTAACTTCGTTGCCGGTCTCCAGCGTGTAGTCATAGGTCGCGCCGTCTTCGTTAAACGTGCCCCATTCAGTGGCTATATTGCCTTTGAATTCTCGCTCCGCGTCGTGATACTCGCGTACCATTGTGCGCATTGCGTCCGCTGGAGTCATCCAAGGATTAACGCCCAAGATCGCGCCGACCATTGAGCCGGTCACCCGGCCCTTACGGGACTTAAACCAAGCGGCGCTGCGTTGTGGTGCTTTAACTTCGGGCATGGGATTTCTCCAGATAATAAGTTATATCGGTTAGCTCTAGCGCAACAAAACAAAGAAGAAGCTCTGTCCATGTTCCGTTTATAGCTAGGCAAATAAAAACAATTAATAGTATGATCTGTGTTAGCACGTTTGTTATCTCTTTCATGGAACCGCCGCAAGCGTCATTTTGCCGATGATGGTTTGGGCACGGCGTAGCTCACCCCGCAGAACAGCGGTGCGGATTTTTTCTTCTTTCAGCCTGCGCCGCGCCGCGTCAAGCCTTTCTTGCAGGTCGTCAACAACCTTTAGTTGATTGTTTCGCCCCGCGTCGATAGCGCAAAAAACTTGCCGGGCCGCGTAGTACGCGTCCCGCTCCGTTGTTCCGGTTATTTCTATTTTCTGACTCTCCCCAGAAATAACAATAAACGCAGTATATCTCCCGAACATGTTTGGGCCTAAAACCTCTTCGGGCTGGCAAAGTGTTAGCGTTGCATCTGACATAATCATAACATTTGTTCCTTTGTGTTAAAAAAGCCCCTCCAAAAAGGGGCAAAGGAGGCCCGCCCACAGCATTAAGGCGGGCCACAATCACTCATCAAAACGGAATATCGTCGTCTAGCGTTCCGCCATCACCAACGTCCGCGCTTGCTGGTTCTGCCTCTGGCTCTGCGGCTTTCGGGGCCGCCTTCTTCATGCCGCCCTTCTTTGGTGATACCGAGCTAACCCAGTTTCCCTCCATCTTCTCGCCGTCGCGATCCATGCTCCAGACCTGTAGCATTAACACCATAGGCTTATTGGTTAGCCCTTGCAGTGCAATATCATCCGGTAGCTTGCCGAGCTTTGCCAGCTTGCCGCCGGCATTAGCGTCGATAGCTGCAAACATTTTCTTCGCTTTGTCCGCCTTCTTCGGGTCCTCGCACAAGGGGCGAATCTTGTGGTTGATCTTGCGGTTTTTAAACTCTTCGGGCTGCAGCACAGTCCAGCGGGCTTTGATAAAGTCTTCGCCTTGCGCGTCCGAAAACTCGCCGAGTTCATCCCATGCGATTTCGTCGATAGCCGCGAGCACCTGAGTCCCTTTTGGTATCGGCGTAAAATCCCCGCCGCCGCCGTCAAAGCTACCGCCGCCCGCTGCCGTGTCTTCGCCGTCACTTGTTTTGAAAAAATCGCTCATTGCTTTAACTCCTGTTTGTTTATATGTAGGTTATTGGGTTTATATGTCGTTTATTTCTTTTTTGCTGTCGCTAAAGCCGGGATATAGTCAATCAGCGGGTTAACGCCTTCGTCTACTTCCAGGTCCTCGGTTATGCCGTAGCGGTTTTTCGAAACGTTCGCGGCGGTCGTGTACGTTACCAGAATGCGCGTGCCATCGCTAATGGCTTTCTTTCGCTGGCCCTCTTCGCCCATTGTGTGAGTTTCCAGCTTGAGGAAGCCTACCAGATCAACATCATCGACGTAATATGGCACTGATTTTTTATTGAGCCGCAGAGAATAGCGCGTATAAGCCTCTTCGTCTGGAAGCTCTACCGTCTCGGTATCAGCGTGCGCAATGAAAATAACATGCATTCCCTTCTTCTCGTTGAGAATTGCGCAAGCCTTCCTGATTCGGGCGTGCATTGCCGCAACCGCTGAAAGTCCAGCGCCGTACCCGCCTAGCGCTTGGTTGATCGATTTGGGTTTTTTTATGTCGCTATCGACTACATGCTGCACAAACATTCTATCCAGCGCGGTAACGGAATCAACGATCAGGGTCTTGTACTTGTGATCTTCTTTTATTAGCTGCAAAAGTTGATCGAAAAGGTCGTCTGCCTTTTGAATAACAGGGAAAGCGTCCGGTCTCTCTTTTTCCGGTATTGACTGCAAGCCGTCCTCTGCTCTTATTACAATAGCATCTGGAAAACTACAAGCCAGCACAGTTTTACCTATGCCGCTGTCTCCGCAAATGGTGCCAACTAGCGGGCGGTTGCCCGGTTTTGTTACGCCTTTTAAGCTCATTTTAAATACTCCTTTAGTTTGGCTTCTGCAAAATCTAAAATAAGATTCGTTTCTGCCGTCTTTGATTCGTCGTTATATTCCAGTGCGTGCTGCCTGTAACTTTCTATTGTCCGGTACTGGCAACCGGCGCGTATAAACCAGCCGCCGCCCTCATCCATGACCAAAAAGAACTGATGGCCGTCGCTGCGTTGTGTTACGTATATTTGGCCGATTACGCCGCGTAGGTTTGCGCTGGTTAGGTCTGCGCAGGCTAGGTCTGCGCCGCGTAGGTCTGCGCCGCGTAGGTCTGCGAGGGTTAGGTCTGCGCCGCGTAGGTTTGCGCGGGTTAGGTCTGCGCCGCGTAGGTTTGCGCTGGTTAGGTTTGCGCGGGTTAGGTCTGCGCCGCGTAGGTCTGCGCGGGTTAGGTCTGCGCGGGTTAGGTCTGCGCCGCGTAGGTTTGCGCAGGCTAGGTCTGCGCGGGTTAGGTTTGCGCGGGTTAGGTCTGCGCGGATGCCGCCAGTCACCCCTGCAAGCCATTTCGCATGGTTTTTTAAGATTAAATCTAGCTCGTTTTGTGTCATTTAATTAACTCCTTGGGTTAATGTTTTTCTCTCTATCTGTTGCGGAGTTTACGCGACTACATTATAGTGTCAACTCTTAATTCAAAACAAACGAGGAATCACCATGCAGGAAGCTCCCGAAATGCGCCCAATGACCCTAGAACAGCTAGCCCGCAAGCTGGCCGACAAGAAGCTAAAGATCGTCGCGAAGCGCACAGGACTGCACTACAATACACTTCGCGGAATAAAAAACGACCCCGACGCGAACCCAACTCTCAATGTAATGAAAGCGCTTTCAGCTTATCTAAGGAGCGTATAATATTTTATATCAAGAGTTTATGCAGTCCGGTTATAAGATATTCGGGTTGCAGGGCGCTACCGATGGACAATGCAATTGCGGTTGGAAAGACTGCAACGCCTTGTTCAAACATCCGGTCGCGCGCAATTGGCAGCACACTCCAGACTGGAGCGACGAACAGTTAGAGGTTATGGAGTTAACCGGCCAGCTAGATAGCGGCTACGGCGTTTTGGTTTCGGGTCTATTAGTGGTAGACGTGGACGCTAGAAACGGCGGCGTTAAATCTTACGCCAAGCTGGTTGCGGCGGTTCCTGAGATTGCGGGCGCTGGATTAGTGGTTAACACTGGATCAGGCAAGGGGTCGAAACATTTATATTTTAAATCGCC